CGAATTACAAGAAAAAGATATATCAAATATATCCGTAAATCGATATAATATTCATCGATATGAATTATCCACGAAAATTCCCAAAGATAATTTTATTGCCACCGTTTATGATAAATTAAATACCAATCCATTAATTCAATATATACAATGGATAAATGATACATATACTCTCGTCAATAAATTATATTTATATCATACTATTAATTTTAATCATTTAAATAATTGGACTTCTCTCGATAAAATAACAAATTCTAGATGTATCATTTGCTACTCTTTATTAGGCAATGATACCAACAGTTATGCCAAAATAACCATTAATAATGATATGTCCGTGAATATTAATTATATAATTGATTTAAGGAAAAATATCACATGGGAGACAATACAATTAAATTTGGATGCAATAAAAAAATATTTGGAAACATCGTTGGCAACTAAAATTACTTTTATTCCTGTTTCTGTGAAGGTTTATAATTATGTATCGATTATTAATGTACCATTGTCTAATGTTAAAAATAGAGTTTCTTTGTATCCCCAAATATTTGAGATAATATCGTCGAAAGATAATATAAATCTTATTTATAAACGATGTTCGAATTATTCGAATGAAGTTATGGATTATAGTAAATATACAAAAACTCGTTTATTATTAGGTGTAGATAATGATGAAATTATGGACGAATTGGTTAATTTTGGTTTTAATGCAGATGAAGCTAAAAAAATGTTATTGGCAGAAATTGAATTAATTAATGAATTAGATCAAAATATGATTAAAGAAGAATTTACAGAAAGACAATTAAATACGATTGTTATTATTAAAACTAATAAAAGTGGTTTCGAAATTGTCATCCATAATATTCCAAATAAAAAAGAACTCGATTATCTCATTTATTGGCTTTCTAAAATCATTAGTTCTTCTCAAGAAAAAACCAAAGAAATTAAAAAGAAAGCGATTATGACAAAAGAAGAAGAGGCGAAATCATCAACCCCTGAAGATACTGAAGAACTTGAAAAAATTAAATTTAGTTCATCGTCTTCTGGTGGTGCTAAGAATAAAGATAAAGATGATCAACGTTATCGCATTCAACTTTTACAAACAGCCGATAAAGAACTTTTTGGTGAAAACTATGCACGCGAAAAATGCCAAAAACGTAATCAACCATTTGTTATTTCCGCCGAAGCTAGACAAAAATTAATCGATGAAGGCAAATATACAGTTGATAATGATATTTATTATGGTAGCAAAAAAGAAAATATGAATTATTATACTTGCCCTCGATTATGGTGTAAAGTTGGTAAAGTACCGGCTGATCCAATTACTGGTAAATGTCCAACAGAAAACGATGAAACAATATTAAGTTTTTTCGATAATCCAAATGAAACCGATGTTAAAAGATATGTGAAACTTATAAAACCAAATGAAAATAATTTATGCGTCCCTTGTTGTTTTAAAAAACCACCCAAAGAGACTGAATTAAATAAATGTAAAAATTATGAAACATATAATCCACAAAATGTCGCAAAAGTAAATATTGATGAAAAAGATGAAAATTATCTTGTAAATTATGCAGCACCTATTGCGGTTGGCAGATACGGCGTTGTACCACAACAATTACACGAAATTTTATTTCCTTCTATTAAATATCAAAATTGTTCAAAAGATTTAACAAAAAGTGAAAAATGTATTGTTAGAAGAGGAATAATACACAAAGATACAAGTAAAGAAAATAATATTTATCCTGATAGTCTTATATATTCTCTTGCATATTTATTGAATTTTGAACCAGAACAAAAATATGATGCTAAAAAATTATTAATTCGCGATATAAAGAAGAAATTGGATTTATTTGCATTTTTAAATATTGAAAATGGTAATGTTTGTAAAGCATTTATGGATAAACTTCCAATAATACCAAGTGAAAATTTATTATTAATTGTAGAACTTAAAGAACATTTCGATAATTTTCCTATTTTAAAAAAATTATATAAAATTGATTATACCGTTTTCAATTATAAATTATCAAGATTATTGGCAATCTTTAAAAGTTATAAGAAATTCATCGATTATTTACAAAGTAATGATTATAATATCCATAAAAGTCCTTATTATTTATATTCATTGGTAAGTACTATTTATAATAAGCTTTTAATCGTGTGGGAAAAGGAAAATAAAGGTAATATTATTAATATTATTTGTCCGTATTTTACGTCATACAATGATTTAATCAGTTCTATGGAAATTAATCCTGAAGTAGTTATGCTTCTAAAAGATAAAAAATATTTCGAACCTTTAGAACTGAAATCTAAAAATAAAGAAGGCAATCAATCATTCGTATTAAATGATTTTCCCAAATTGCAATCATTATTAACTCAATGTTATACAGATGATAATGTCGTAAATTATAATATTTACCAAAATCTTTACAGTCTCAATACATGGATTAAAACAAAAATTCTTGATAATTATGAAAAATTTATTATTACTACAATCATTATTAATAATGATCTAACAATTGAACACTTTTTAACAAAAGGTAATTTTTTAATTACTATAAAAAAGATTGGTATAAATTTTTTAAATAGAATTATTAAAGATTTCGATATCACAACTATTATTTTCTATGATGATTTAACGGAAAATAATACTACTTTTAATATAAACGTAAGTGTAAGTGATCTAGAAAAATTCAGAAATAAAATTATACCTCTTGATATCAAATATGATATTGGTATATTGGATAGTTCCGTAAAACAGAAAGAACCTGTAGTTGAAGTCTATACCGTTCTAAAAATCGAAAAGAAAGATATTGATAGCACTAATATCATTCATACTCGAGTTGAAGATGATTTATATTATTATGATAAAGATAATGGAACCAATAATACAAAATGGTTTCAATTGCAAATGATGGTTTTTTCAACTTTACTTAAAAATATAAATGATGATAGACTTAAATATTTTCAGTCTTTACCTCGCATTGATTATATCAATACTATCATGAAATATTTCGAAAATAATCCTCACAAAAATAAAATTAGAATTATTATTGAAGAAATACCAATTTATAGTATAAATCATATTAAAAATTATCTTAATAAAATGATGATGTACTATAAATATGATCTATTAAGTCCAGTCATTAATATTAATAACGAAAGAAAACAATTTCAATTTTCTCAAGTTGCTTTAAATAATGGCATTCCTTATGAATTATTAAGCTATCATAAATCTTCCCCTTATAATAATTTCATTAAAAGTAATTTTATATATAAAGAATTTAATTTCGATATTGATGAACATGGAACTGATGCTAATTTACCAGTGTTATTTAAAGGAACTTTCGCGCCCTTAAATAGCAAATGGGTGATGCATAAAAAGAGCAAATGGTATTATATGGAAACTATCAAAGTTGATAATTATAGTAAAAATAATTTTAAAGAATTTTATGAATGGTTGGCAAACTTAATAGGAATTAAAACAAACTTCGATAATTTACAGGAAATTACGAATAATAAATTAAGAAATATTAGAAATGACGAAGAAAATGTTAAAACTATTCTTAAAGATGTTAAATTATTTAAATTGATGTCTAATATTACTGGCAAAATTTATAAAAATGTTAATTTATTCTGGGATAATGTTTATTCATTAAAAACCAATTCAGAACGTTTAGAAATAATGAATGAGATAATTAGACGCGGATTTCCTTTAAATGATTTATATATATTATCAATGGCAGAAGTTCTCAATATTAATATATTAACTATTCATCGTGCTACTTATAAAACAGCGAATGATAAAAATATAAGAGGCGATTTAGAAGATTTATTTTTATCCACAACATTTTATAAAGCACCCATTAATTATTTAAAAAGACCTTTCATAATTTTTAATAAAATAATTATTAGTGAAACAAATGAAAATTCATATCATCTCGTTGTAGATAAAACGATGCCAATCAATTCCAAATTAATTAATCTAAAATTAAATGATATACATAGTGAAATTATGCGATTAATTCAGGAACATTTAAAAATAAATCCTTAATATTATAAAAATGTTTTTAATTTTTTTTACAACATCAATTATTATTTCATTTATCTATTATATTTATTATAATAGCACAAAAGATATTACCACTAACAGTGATATCACTGAATTTTTATTAGGTGATAGTGTTGATGAAGATATTTAACCATGAATAACTATTAGAGTTATAATATGAAAAATAGCAATTATTAAATTACTGATAACAATAGGATTTTCAATATTTACTGTAAATGGAGTAGTTAATTTATAAATTACTTGAAAAGATAATAATGAAAATATCATATATTTTATAGAAATTGATATTGGATTTTGTATATATAAAAATAAAAGAATACAAGACATAAATAATATGGATATATAAACAGAAATTAAAATACCATGCGATGGTGATGATTTACCCCATGCATCAATAACAAATTGTGATTTATTAAATATAATTAAAGTACCACAAACCCAAAGTAATACAAATATATTTATAAATAATGATAGTATAATAAAATAATTTAGCATGATTATCTAATTATAAAATATGCATATAAAAATATATATTAATTTTATGATAATATAATATATGTATAAAATTAGAATTGATTGTACAAACAAAAATGATCTATGTTTTAATAATAGAAAAATAAAAAAAGAAAGTTATGAAAGTATTCATAATAAATTGCAACCATATAATATAAGTTATATTGATGAAATATATATATTATATAAAAACTATAAATCTTTTACGTACAAAAGTTTAGAATTTAAATGTGCCAAAATTAATGAAGATCAATTTATTGATTTAATTAACAAAATGAAAAATAGCGGCTTTAATTGTCTAAATGATAAAATTACAATACAGTTTATAGAATGCTCTGCAAATATTATATATAATTATAATTTTTCTTCATGTACAAAAACTAAAATCGTGCAAAAACCAAAAACAAAAGAATATAAATATAATATATATTCTTTATATAAAAAATGATTTTTACATTTATATTTATAATATAGTTAATGAAACAATATACATTTATTGAAGTATGTGCAGGATGTGGTGGATTGAGTTCTGGACTAATTAAAGCAGGTTTTATACCTTTATTATTGAATGATAATAATAAAGATTGCTGTGAAACATTAAAATATAATCATCCTAATACAAATATTGTATGTAGTTCTATGGATAAAATAGATTATTCGCAATTTATTGATAAACTTGATTTATTTGCAGGAGGCGTTCCGTGTCAATCATTTTCTCAAGCGGGCTTAAGAAAAGGTTTTAATGATCCAAGAGGTAATTTAATATTTAAATTTATTGAAATTGTAAATTTAGTGAAACCAAAAATATTTATGATAGAAAATGTGAAAGGATTATTAACACATGATAAAGG